CACCTTTTAACTATTGGCTTGCAGACTAGCTTATGCAAATTTCGTCAATAAATCCGTCAAAAATTACTTAAACACATCAGAAACCTTTTCTGCTGCTTTAAGCCTCATTTCATCCGTATAATGCACATACGTATTAATAACGGTAGAAACATTATCACCTAAAAGACTGGCGACGGTTTTAATATCAGCGCCGTTAGCCAGAAGGGCAGTAGCGTATGTATGACGAAAATCATGGATGGTTTTATCTTTTACAACACGGCGAATAGCCCGGTTAATAGCTGCCGATTCAGAAATGTTTTCAGGGAACAATCGACCGTCCTTAGAGTGAATGCGGTAATCTTTAAGGACCTTTACTAAAGATGGCGGCATTGGAAGTACCCGACAACTACACTTGGTTTTAAGGGGAG